GGAATATACCCAGTATTTGATTGGGCTAGGTTTATTACAGATGCAGTTGCTAACATAACTTTTAGCTTTCCAGATGCTATATTATAGTCACTGACTGTAAATTGAACTTTATATACAGTGCCCCCTGTTGCTCCAGTAATTAATTGTCGAATATCGTGATTTTCTGTAGTTACAGATGCTAAAGTTGCTTTTTTATTAATAGTAGATATAGTCCATGTATCAGCATTACCATATTCATTTGAACCTATAGTCCAATCAGTAGTAGCAGTAAAATCTCCATTTGTTAATAAGTTTGTGTTATCCATATATGCAAAAATTCCTGCATAACCGCCACGATTAGTAGTAGGTTGAGTAGGTGCTGTTCCTTGAAGGGCCCAATCTCCGTATCCATGCCCATTATCGTGATTTACTGCATCTATAAAATTTGTTGCTCTATTTAATGTGTTATATCCTGCAGTATGAACACACGTAAATCCTGTTGTTCCATCTATAAAACCATTAGAACTTGGAAAGTTGCCTAATAAATATGTTACAGCGTTTCCATCATAATCTGTAATTGTTATTTGTTGGCCTGATGGGCTACTTAATCCATCTGTAAATGTAAAAGAATACTTATGTCCAGAAATACTACCTTTATCATAATTACTACTATTAGAAGTTACATCTGCTAAAGGAGTTCCGCTTCCATATAATGTTCCTACATCATTAGTATCTAACAATACTCCCTCCCAAAATGCAATTTCTGATATATACATTTCTGTATATTGAGATCCTTTTCGACCAATAAATGTATCGTGATAATAATCTTCCCAATGTCGACCGTGCCCTCCATGTCCATCAAATTCTCCAGATGAAATATTTACTGGATAGTGTACAGCATACGATTGAGCAGCTCCATTGATCCAAAATCGAGTTCCGATATCTGTACCATTTAGAGTATCTCTTCCTGTAAACCCAACAACTATATGATACCACGTATCTGCTACTATTTCAGTAGTATAAGCTCGACGTAAGCATCTGCCTCCTACATTACTTACATTATAAACTCCATACCCTGCAGCAACATATACCTTATTATCATCATTACTTACTAATCCAATATAATACCCTCCCCACTGCGGAGTAGATGCTGAACCTTCTTCTGCGTCATTTTGAGCTAATATAAAATGACTCATTTGAGCTCCTGAGAATCCTGTATTACTTCCTCCATAAGTTCCTCCAGAATCCTGTATTACTTTATTGATCTCAGTTGATGGAAATTTTACCCAAAAAGACCAAGTCATAGAACGATTCATCTGAGGACCTGTAGTGTCTCTAGGGTATGAGTAAGATCGACGCCACCACGCAGGCGATACTCTACCTTGCAAGTCTAAATAATCACTTACACCGTCAAGGTATATAGACTTCCCTACGAAAGCAGGGGATTTTCTGTTACGGATATATCTATTTACTCTCATGAAATTACCAAGCTGCTTCTGTTGTTGATTGTTCTCGATATTGTATTGCAACACCTAATAAGTGTGCGTCACCTGTGTAGGTATCATCTACATCTGGCTCTCGTCTTATTCGGAAACATAATAAATCATCCAATGATGCAGATGTTCCACCTGATGCTGATACAGCAGTAGTTGCTGATGTTATATTTAAGTCTGTAACTGTTCCTCCAGCAGCTTTTGGAGAGTATGCAAATATATTTGATTGGAATCCTAGAGATTCATTATCACCTACCGGTGTAAAGTTAATTCCAAAATTAACTGTTGCTGATGTTGCAGTATCAGTTGCAAAATAGAATTTAGCTTTAATTACATTTCTGTCCCATTCACCAGGCATAGTAAGTTGGAAGTTAGCATATTCATCATTTCCACTTCCACCATCAAAAGCAAGATAATCAACTGTTGTAAAATTAGTTCCATTTGATGTACCTGGTCCTTCTTCTGTACCTGCTTGCGGTCCACTTGTTACACCTGGTGTCATTCCTGCAGCTGCTACATAGAATGATCTGTAATTTGTTCCTCCGATTACACCATTATAGGATATAATATCTCCATCTGCTTTTATAGCACCTGATGATGTTATTGCACCAGACACGTGAAGTGTATTTCCAGGTACTATAGAACTAGTTCCATTAGTAGTTGTTCCTATTCCTACCTTACCATCATGTGTTACTCTAAATTTCTCAGTATTATTTCCAGCTGTTGTTGAAGATGCAGATGTTGTATAAACAACAAATGCTCCACTACCTTCTTCATTCATACTACCTGCATTTGTATCACTAGTACCTACTTCAGCACCTATTCTAACTTGCGGTGTAGCGTTAGCATTATTATCTGTAAATTTGAAATCAATAAGTGAACGTTGAGAATGAAGATCTCCTGAATTCGAAACATGAAGAACAATCATACTTGCACTTTCATGTGTGTCTCCTTTACTAGATGTAATAATGTATAATCCAGCTTTTCTTGTGTTAAGACGTGAATCACTAGAATCAGAGCCTATTAAAACTTTTCCTGCAAATGTTCCTGATACTGCATAAATATGAGCACTTGAACTTATATTACCTGATGCAGTTATATTACCACCAAATATATGTGAATTACCGCTTGCACTTATATTACCAGATGCAGTTACATGGCCTCCAAAAGATCCGCTACCTATAATTGTTAATGCTCCTGAGCTCGATATATTTCCTTGAACTTGTAATACGTTACCTGCAGCTGCGTGTTTATTAGCGGTAACAGCTGCTGGTTTTTGTAAATAAGTTCCATGCTCTGTTAATTGTGCACCTACTGTATTATTATATAATGTTACTACACCACCGTTACCATCTCTATATACATGACCGTTCTGATAATCAGAATTACCGACGTAGTAATCTGCTGTTCCCCATGAATTTTTAATTACAAACGACTCAGCATCTCCTTTGAATTCAGCAAGTGTATGTCCAACATCTGAATTCCAATCTACTGGTGCACCTACTTTCGGTGCAATAACTAGATATGCGAATGAACCTGTACTACTTGCACTCACTTCACCTGAAGCTGTTATATTTGTAGCTGTTATACTTCCTACTGATAAATTACCGTTAGTGTGTAACCCTTTACTTGCACTAATAAAACTACCAGAAATATGTCCTGTACCATTTGCGAGTGAACTTTCACTCACCCATAACGTAGCTGCAATAGTTGTTGGACCATAAATTTGTACATTATGATCTAATGCACCTCCATCTTTTTGTGCATATCCTAATTGAGTTGATGTTCCTGCTACTGTTAATCCCTGCCCTCCTACTATCTCGTGATCATGAATATGAACAGTGTGACCAAATACATATCCAAATGATCCAGTCCCGTTTTTTCCTGATCCTGTTACTAAAAGATTACTAATACTTGCGCTTACACCAGCAAAATGACTTGAAGAAATATAACCACTTGCACTTATATTATTTGATGCAGTTATATTTCCAGTAAATGTGTGAGTATCTCCACTACCATTACCTATGATTGCGTTTCCATCTATTCTTAAATTATTTGATGCTGTCACATGTCCTGTAAAGGTATGTGTATCTGATGTAGCATTACCAAGTGATGTGTTGCCTGAACCTGAAATATTACCTGCTACTGTTAATTTTTGTGTTGGTACATTTGTCCCTATACCAACATTATTATTACTACCTAGTATATATAATGTGTTGGCATCACCTGATGTTTTTACGTTGAAATCTACATCTCCGCCATCTCCAATAGTTACACTAGCAGGTATTACAGTTACATTAACTTCTCCTCCAGCTGCTATTGATACATTATCTGCTTGATATCTTAAATATGTATTAGCATCATCGTTATGATATAGATATTCATCAAATCCTGCATTTCCAACTACATCAAGTTCATATGTTGGTGACATTGTATTAATTCCTACCTTACTTGCTGCTGCTGCAACTGAATTACCAGATGAATCTTGTCTTCCCATAAAGTAATGGAATCCTGATCCTGATATTCTAAATGAACCTGTCATTTGTTGAACATCATCATTAGAGTCACCCATTTTATTTGAACCAGATGAGAATGTAATAGATGCAGAAACGTATTCTGTATGGAATTCTTGAGCTACAACAATATCTGAAACATATAAGTTTCCTGTAACGTAGGTATGACCGCGGAAATTAGTTGTTCCTGAAACTTCTAGTGCTCTATGTGTAGGTAGACCTGATGCAGCAATTGCATTTGCTTTTTGATTTGCAACTAAAACTGCTCTACCAACATTTGTAAATGTTGCAGAACTTGATACAATCATTGATCCAGTAACCTTCATTGTTCCAGATACTTCTAAAGTTGCATTAGGAGCAGTTATACCTCCTATACCAGTTCTAAATCTTGCTCCAGTTTGACCACCTATAACTAAAGAATCAGCTTGTGTAACAGAAGCTTGTGTACCTATTGCATATGCATTACTTAATCCAGCTGTTGCTGTTGATCCTGAACCTATTAATATATTTTTTGTATTTGTAGTTACTGCTGCTCCTGCTGCTGATCCAAGTATAATATTATTATGACCAGAAGTTATTTTTGCTGAACCTGATACACCTATTATTACATTCTGATTTCCAGTCATTACACCGTTTCTTGCGGCATCATCACCAATAATAACGTTTCTTGATAACGAGGTAGCTTTTTCTGCAGCATTAGTTCCTAAGATAACATTATCAAGACCAGTAAATGCACCATCGTAAGCAACTTGGTACCCTAAAACAACATTTCTTGCTGCTGTATTAGCTGCATCACGCATAGCTCTAAATCCTATAGCTATATTATTATGTGCGGTAACTGCATCTTTTAGAGATAGATAACCTATTGCAATATTTGCATCACCAGTAGTTACACCTGCTGACATTGCTAATTGACCTATCGCAATATTATGATCACCTGTAGTTAATTCATCCATTGCTCTTAATCCTATAGCAACGTTTCCTCCACCTGCTGTAAGATCTTCTAATGCATACGATCCTAAGGCTATGTTATCGTTTCCACCACCTCCTCCAGTAACTCCGATAGCTACACCTTTACCCATTGAACCAGAACCAATAGCTATATTTGCATTACCAGTAGTGTGTCCTCTACCTGCATCATGTCCAATTCCTATACTTCCAGAAGCTGATGTTATATCGTATAATGCATCTTGTCCAACTGCTATATTATTTTTTCCATGTGATCCTTCTCCTCCCATTGCAAGGTATCCTATAGCAACATTTTCTGCTCCTACTGTTAAATTTAATGCAGCACTATTTCCAATAGCTACATTATTTGTTCCTGTTGTTAAATCTTGCAATGATAAAGAGCCTATTCCAATATTACTATCACCAGATACATCTCCTAGATTCATGGAGCTAAATCCGATTGCAATATTTTTATCTCCATCATTAGCAGAAACACTTAACGCTAAATAACCAATACCAATATTATAATCGTTATTAGTCATTGCATCTCCTGCACCTGTTCCGAATAATATATTATTACCACCTGTATTGATTGCTAATCCTGCTTGTTGACCTATAAGAACATTTTGATCACCAGTAGTTATAGCTTTACCTGCTTGATATCCAACTCCTATATTAGCTCTTCCTGTTCCAGCTGCTTTACCTGCATCGTTTCCAAAGAAGAAGTTTGTATTTAATCCTGATCCAGAAACATAAAGTGTTTTTTGATTATTAAAGTAAATACCATTTATTCCATCCGCATCATGGAATGTTCCAGCATTTATACTGACAGTTCTACCTTGAATTATATTTAATGATCCACTTATCTGTACTTGTCGTGGATATTGATATCCATTTATACTTGGTATTGCAAATCCTGCTTTTCCTGTATTATCTAATCGCAGTGCTTCTGTATATGTGCCGTTTCCTGTCCAAGTATCAAGAATATTTTTTGATGTATTAGTTCTAAATACTAATGATTCACTTAATTGATTATTAGCTCCAGTTGAACTTGATGCTGCAGCTATTTCCCAAATACCCTGCCCTGATTGTAAATATAGTGATGCTGAAGTTGCTGCTGTTGCTGATTCTATCTTTGCTCTTGCATTAGTTGATGAGCTTATTACAAGATTTTCATCTATCTTTGATGTTGAACCAGATGGTACACCTATACCAACATTATATTTATCATTAGTTGAAAAGAATATTGATTGTGAAACAGATGATACAACAAATACATCATCACTCTTGGCTTTATCTCGAATTCTTATTACATCACTTGCAGATACATGTGAAGCTCCTGTTGATCCAAATGTACCATAAATTAATTTACCGTTTTTATGCTGTAATCCATCATGTCCAGGATCATCTAACCGCAATAAATGTGTAAATACAACAGGATTATCTTGCCCTTCATTAAGGAAAGTTCCAGCTTTTTGACTTCCTGTAGTTCCTATACCTACTCCATTTAAGAAATATGCATCTGAACCTGATTGGAATATACTACCTGTTACAGTCATAGTATCATCAAAATCTCCACCAAATTTGGTAGAACCACTAGTATACATTATACTTTGTGATATTTGTTCAGTATGTACTTCTTGTGCAAAAACTGTATCAGTTACAATTAAAGATCCTGAAATTACTGCATTTCCGTAAACATCTAAAGCTGCATTTTCGCCTCCGAAACGAGGTACATTATATTTACCACGAATATACCCTGATGATATACGTGTTACCTTAGCTGGTTTTTGATCTTCTATTCCAGGATTTTCTAAATATATAAATTTTGCTTGACCAATACTTCTTAAAGTACCAGCACATGACCCAGATACTGTTAAAGCTCCTGAAACCCAAGTATTACCATGTATTTTTATTTGATCTGTTCCACACGTATCACCTAGATATGTAGAACCTGAGACAGCTAGAGATTCATCAACTGTAACAGATGATGCACTTACAGATCCTGCAGTTATTGTTGTTATTTTTGCTTTACTTGCAGTTACTTGTGTTACATCAACACTATTAATCATAGAACCGGTACCATCGTATAGTTTTGATGTAGCTCCATCATACTGTACAATACCTTTATATGAATTTTTTACTTTCTTGCTGCTTAAATTACCTGGTGTAGCCATAGTTTTCCCTAATTATTGTCTATCTTATATAAATATGACTTTTATAGAATTTCATCAATTTTATTAATATCATTTATTACTCGTGTACCAAACTTAACATTATAGCTAGTTACATTTCGACCAGTAGTTGGTGCCATATCTTTATCTTTTGAAATTAACCCTGCCTTTACATTAAGTCCAATTGTACTAGTGTTTACTCTATCTCCATCATTTGGTACAGATGTATTCAAATCCATACTATCTTGTCTCACCATAAATCTATATTCGATTCCCCAAGCTCTTCCTTCATGATCTAAAAACATTTCATTAATATCATTTATTTGTTCAATATAATCACAAAATAATTGAAGTTCGTAAGTAATATTAACAAAATTTGGAATAACCATAGAATAACGTTCTCGTTTTGGTTGCCTATTTTGTAGTGTTGAAAATTTATCATATTTATTAAGTTCTGTGTATCTATTTACAAAATGATCCATCATTAGACTTTCGCGACCTGGTAGAACGGTTAATTTAGGTAAATCATTATTTTTTGAAACATTTGTTCGTGTATATACAATTAATGGAAAATTAGCTTTTGCTCTATTATCTCTCAACGCTGCTAGCTTTTGCATAGATGTCCATTTTTCTGGTGATCCATACTGCACAGGTACTGGTATTCTACGACCATTTTCAACTACAGCAGGCTTAATTGTTTGTTCAATATACCTTTTAATTGCAAAATCAACATCATATAATGTTATACTTATACCCTTTACTTTATCTTCATCTCGTCTAATCTGTGTTTCACGTCGTACTGTTTTTGGAGATTTAGGAGCTTTTTTGAATGCATTAGATATAGGTTCTGCACTCTCTAATGGGTTAAAAGCAGCTGGATGAAATCGTTGTAATGTTGATATAGGTGTCTTTCTAGCCATATATTATATCCCTTTTGGAAAATTATAATCAGGTGTATCAACACCATAACGTACATCTTCAATATTTAATCTACTCATTCTTGTCATATGACAAGTACAAATAATTGAATGTGATGATCCGTGCATTGGACCTATTAACGAGTAGTCAGGATCTTTGCCTCCAATCATTTGATTGTCTACCATAGAATCTATTTCAAAATACGCTTTATCCCATTCTATTATATCACCAACTTCTGGCACTAAACTTCTATTTGTAAATTCTTTTCTTAAAAAAGCAAATAGTGCTTGTTGTTGTAAATCTACACCATAGGCTTCTTCTACATATGCTTGGTTACTTCTATCAATTAAACTAGGCAATTTTACGCCTGCATAATATCTCTTATCCATTCCTTCCCCATATATATTATCATCTGTTTCATCAAGAATCAATTTATAATAATATATTTCTGTCTGAATAACACTATTTATGAGTTCTTCATTTAGCTTTTCAATTAAACTTATGTCTCTTGCTCCTGAAAATAATGGCATAATTACCCTACATAAATTTTTAACGGTACACGATTAAGTGATTGTTGAAGATTTTCTGATTCTTCACGTTTCATTTCTAATTGTTTTTGTCTACTTGTTGCTTCTAATGTTTCTCTTAATTGAGTAATTAGATATTCTTTTTCTGTTGCTGCTTCTGATTTTAAGGTTGCCCCATCTAAACTAACCTCAGAATTTGGTATTGGAATTGAAGCATATTTGCTACGTACAGCTCCTAATAATTCTTTTGACAACGCAGCTGCATATTTCCATATCCACTGCTTACCAACACTATTAATTTCTTTATATGTTAAATTAGTTAATGGTACATTACTATAATCACTAATTACTCCAGCTCCATCTGCTCCGTGATCACCTGTTCGTAATGGATCATTTCTATCAGCTTCTACATAATATTCGAACCATAATTTTTCACCACTTGTCGTTGGTCTTGGGAATATTTTTAATTCATTATTACGTAATTGAAAACTCCACTGAGATTTTCGAATTTGATCATTAAATTCAATTGCTTGTATTCTCAACGCATCTGCAAAAACAGGCATGAGTAAGAAACTAATTCCTGGTGAATAATTTCCCCAACCAAATCCATCTAACATTTGTTGAGAGCCTACACCTGTACCTACATAAGGATCAAAAAATCTAGTTATAGCTGGAGTTGCTTCATTATGTACTTTTGTTACTACAATACGTTTACTACTCTCACTCACATTTGCCCATAATGTTTGCAAATTATAATCTTGTTGATCTTTAGATAATGTAATAGATCCAGATTTATAAGATACATTTCCACCAGATCCAGCTTCTGTTCCATAATTTTCTGCTATTGAAATTTCAGGACCTAATGTTGATACTATTTCTCTTCCTGTAAATGAACTTCCTGTAGAATATCCTTTTACATCTAACATTGTTTCTCGAATTCGAAATTGATTTACTTGTGCACTATACTCAGTAGTAGCTTCTTCAAAACAAGCAAAGAATTGATTTGCTTGCAATTCAATATCAGTTATAGGATATCCAAGTTTTTGTGCAGCGAAATCTGCTACTTTATCAGCGTCACTTTGAAATACAGTATCAGTATCATATAATCCAAAAGGTGTATCTCCTGGAAAAAATGATCCTGAACCGGGCCATATTGGTATATTTAATCGTGCCATTTATTATCCTCTCTATGTTATATCTTTACTCAATTTAACCTTTCCTTGAAGTATTCGCGTTCTTGCATGACCATTCGTTAATTCTACGTCGTAATAAGCTTTATCAAATGTAAACGCATCTGTTAAAGTATGTCCTATATATACTCCAATAGAACCTGATGCAATTGGTGTTGATAAATCACTTCCTGATATACTTAAAAATGAAGAACCAGAATGTTTTGTATAAGATAAATTAGTAGCTCCCATACTAGATGTTAACGTTGCTAGCGCTGTTCCACCGTATGTAGTTCGTATGCGCATTTCTGCATATTGACCACTTAAATCTATTGCATTTGATCCAGAGTCTTTATACTGAATTTCAAAATCTGTGGTTGCTCCTTGTTCAATTGTAAATGTATAATTTCCAGCTGCCATAAAATTCCCTTAAAAAATGATTATAGTTTATCATATATAAATATGGAAAACTTTAAGAAGAAGGGAAGTTTTTATATACTTCTAGTAGATCTTTAAGAATCGGGTGTCGATAATTTTCTAATAGCTCAACTGTATGTATTCCTTTTACATTATTTATAGACGATAAAAACGAAAGTCCACTATCTCTCTGCCTTTTTAGATCAACCTGACCTACATCTCCACAAAAGAACATTTTAGAATCTACCCCTATTCTTTGCAATATCATTAAAGTTTGTGCGTTGTCTAAATTTTGACACTCATCTACAATTACAACTGAATTAGTAAATGTTCTACCTCGCATATAACTAACTGGTACTATTTCTATCTGCTCTCTAGCTACGAATTCGTCTATCCTTTCTTTACGTAAAAGTTGATACATGTTTCCATATATCGGTGCTACCCATGGATCCATTTTTTCTTTTATGTTTCCCGGTAAGTGTCCTATATCTTCTTTAGATATAGTTGGCCTCGTTATTATTAATCTATTAACATCTTTATCTAATAGAGCTTGTAATGCTATTTGACATGCAAGTAGAGTTTTTCCAGAACCAGCTTTTCCTATTATTACTGACACATCGTTTTCTAAAATTTCTGCTTTGGCTTGCTTTTGTTCTTGGGTTAATGATAATTTGAAACGATAACCTTTTTTGTTATTTTTTGGTCGGTCTTTGTACATTTATTATCTCCTAAAACTTTTATATAAGTAGTGCTATCAGTTAAGAACCAAAAAAAAAGACCTCAAAAAATTGAGGTCTTTTTAATATGTAATCAATAAAGATTATTACAGAGTATGTAATCCTCTTACGTTGATCTTACCATAGAATTCTGGTCTAACGATCTTTTTCGCGTAACGCGTCATCACACCTTTTCTTGGAGTGAAGTTTGTAGGATCGTAAACTAGAGGAGTCATGATTAGTGGAACATATGGAGCGTATACAGCACCAGTTTCCAAGAATTGTGAACCTCTAAAGCCCATTAAAATAGTATTAGCAGTAATGTAAGGATTTTTGTAAACAGTAAATCTGTTATTTAATTGTCCTACTTTCTGTACACCCATTGCAAATGATGCTTTGTTTCCATCAGTATCAGCAGCATATCCTGGAATAGATTCTAAGATTGTTGCAACGTCTGGAGAACATACTAACCAGTTAGCACCACCTCGCATTGTTTTTTGGTGAATTTTGTTCGAAACTTTTTGGATTTTAGTACCTAAAGTTTGGAACCAAGTACCTTGGTTGTATGCTTCACCTGTGTTAGCAGTTGCCCATACATTATTACCATCATACTTTTCACCAGTAGTTACTGACCAATTTTCTTCAACTAATGCATTGTTCATTAACATGTCTAAGATTTCTAAGTCAATCTCTTGAGAGATATATTCAGATAACATAGAAGTTAATTCTGCTTCTGCATCGATTGAATGGTAAGCGTTTAAGTCTTGCGCGAACTCTGGAGTCCATATAGCTTTTAGCTTACGTGTTTTAGCAACTATAGCAATAGATTTCATTTCCAAGTTAATTTCTGGAATTGCTAAGTTATCAGTTGCGCTTGGTCTACCTTCTCTACCATCCTCAAAGTCACCTCTTGTAGTTGAAGTTGGTGCTTTTTGATAGTAAACTTTATACACATCATCAACAGCAGTTGTTACACCTGAACCAGATGCGATAAATCTAACGTGAGTTGCGTCATCTTTAGCTACTTCTGTTCCTGCTGAATTACATAATGTAGTAAACTCTTTGAATATCCAAAGACCACCAGTACCAACACCATTTGCGTCAGTTTGGTTATCGTAGCTTGCATTTGTTACATTCCATGATTTAACTGAGTCTAAGTCATAGTTTGCTGCAGATACATCTTGCTCTCTTACTTCAGAAAGTGCCATTAATATATAATGTACTCTGTTTGCTTTTGGATCACCTGCGCCAGATCCACCACCGTGGAATTGACCTGCATATGATTGTGAGAACGCAGTATTGTGGTTATACATTTCAGATGTTAATGAACCAGTAGATGCAGTTAAGTCAGCTGATGATGATGCAAAGTTTACTGAGTAACCATATCGTCCTGCTCCATAAAGACCTTGTGTTGGATCACCAACTTGGTCAGTTTCACCAAATACAGAATCTCTCTGAGAGTCTTTACCTGAATTTGTTATGAATCCAGTACCGTTGTCAGTTCCATACTTGTAATCCAAGTAGAAAATCAGACCTGATGGTAGATTCATTGGTTGAACGCTTACAAATTCTTTTGCAGCGATCTCGGCGAATACTCGTCGAACTAATGGTAGTGCAACACCTGACCACTCTTCCGAGTTAGATGATGTACCTGTTCTTGATGCTTCGTCGATAAGTTGTTTAGCTTGGTTTTCTAATAATATAGCCATACCATGCTTTTCGTATTCGTTGTCTAGTCCTTCTAATAAACCAGTTCTATTCCACTTTGTTACAATACCTTTTGTTTCAGATAATTGTGCTTTGTGAGTATTACTAGTATTAGCTAAGATACTTCCAACAGTAGTTTGTTTTGCCATTGTTCTTATCTCCTATTTGATTAATCCGGCTAATTTCTTAAATCTTTGAGCTAAATCAGCACCTTCATTAATTACTGCTTTTGAAGGTCTTGTTGATGCAACTCGTTTAGATGCAAATCCTTCTCTAACAGCTTTTTTTGTTTTTCTAGGCGCAATTGTAGATTCTGCTAAAGTAGTGTAAACTAATTTAACTTCTCTAGTTGATTTTGCTCTGTCAAAAGTTTCTATAACTTTTAACTTCTGTCCTTCTGTTAAGTTACCATTTCTAAATAATTTGTTAGTAAATAACAATTTAGCGTTTAGTAAATTAACTTCATTGATTTTACTTCTTAAGAATTTTACTACTGAGTAAGATTCTTTAAGTTTTTCAGTAAGGTTGTTAATCGTTTCAGATTCACCTTCCATACCGTCTTCAGATTCTTCTAATTCTTCTTCTTCTTCTCGTAAAGATCGAATAACTTCTTCTAAGTCGATTTCTTCTTCCTCAGTTACAGTTTCTTCTTCATCTTCTTCAGTTAAAGTGTCTAAAGTTTCAGATTCACCTTCCATGCCATCTTCAGATTCTGCTAATGTATCAACACCAGTTCCTTCTGGATCATCAGTGTTGTCATCAGATGCTGCAGTAGCAGGTTGTTTGTTATCGCTAGTACCGATTTCTGAAGAGTGGTCGTTAGATTCAGAAATTTCAGGTTCTTCCATTTCGTCTTCTTCGATTTCATCTTCAAGCTCTTTGATAATTGATTCTAATTCAAGATCATCTTCCTCGACTGTAGGGTTTACAGCTACATCAGCTTCTTCAGCTGGTACGTCTTGGTCAAGATTTTCTTCCATTTCATCATCCATCATGTCTTCTTCTCCTGCAGAAAGAGTGTTACCAGATACGTTAACACTTGCGTCTGGAACATTGATGTCACCAACCTCATCAACAGGTTCGTCCATCATTTCTTCATCTTCCATTGCCATTTCTTCGTCCTCCATTTCAGCTACTGGTTCATCAGGCATTACTCCGCCTTCTTCCCATTCCATTGATGGTCCAAGGCTAATTCCGCCTTCTTCCATTTCGTCTTCCATTTCGGCTTCATCCATTTCATCATACTCTGCTTCCTCACGGATTTTTGCAGATAGCATAGATTGAAGTTTTGGAGTGAAAGCTTCTTCAAGAGCAAGTTTAGCATTTGCAAGAGCAGTTTTTCTAACAGCTTTAGCATCAGCGATTGCTTCTTTTAATAGATCGTTCATTGTCTATTCTCCTCTAATTTGTTTGTGGAAATAAGAATATTAGGATTCTTAATAGATTTTATTTTGATAATGTGACACTACATAAGATTGCCTAGCGGCGTAGTGTATTGTAACAATAAATATAACAAAAAAAGAGAAACCACTCGGATTTCTCTTGTTTTTTACATGTTTTTAATAACTATTGTGCTTGACCGTTTATAATAGCTGTCCAAACCTGTTTTTTCTCTCTTAAAATAGCTCTTTTATCCTTTTTACTTGTGAGCGATTTTACTTTTTTTAAGTGTTCGTACCGTTTTTTAGATGGTTTTGTGAATTCTCGCCTTTCTCTTAACTCTCCAAGTATATCTGTTTGCTTCATCATTTTTTTGAACCGTCTTAATGCTTGTTCAATGCTAGAACCTTCAGGCACTTTTACTCCTTTAGGACATCCTGGAATTTGATAGTCCTCGCGGGTCAATCTCTTTTTTCTTTTGAAATGTTTCTTTTTAGAATCGTAATTTCGTGTGTTCGTATCTGATTGATTACGATGTTTTTGGTTTCTGTTATAAGCCATTAAATTTAGTTTAGATTATTACTTTATTTATACTAAATATACGAAAAAATACGTTAGGAACCAACTTTATCAGTGTTTTTATCTACCATCATCGAATTTTCGCGTTCTACCTTCATCATCTGTATAGAATACGTCTTTTTCGTTGATTTTTGAATTTTTTGGTGCTAAAGGTATAGTGTTATCTATATCTGCAATTTCATAGTAACGGCTTAACTTACCACCTATATCTTCATACATAGCTTCTAATCGATGTTGTAGTGTTCCTACTTCTTTTGCTGTTTTTTCAAATAATTTTACACTATTTTCAATTTCTTTAACATCTTTCTTAACAGTTACACCGTCAAACCAATCTTCTGTTTCATCTAAAGCTAATCTACCAGCATATTCTGAAATAGTTTTAATGGCTTCTACTATTTCACGCACATCTTTTTGTCTATATATGTGTTGTTCAAATTGATTAAATTTATTAACAGCATCTACAATTAATTTCTTTTGTTTACTATCTAATTTTCGGTAATTTTCTTCCTGTTTGCTTTCGCGTATTATTTTAGCCATTCTAATCATAATTTTCCTCTAATCTATTGGACAACAACCCTTCATTTCACAGAGAATATCTCTGATTATACCGCTAACCTTATCATATTGCTGAGTATTATGCTTTACCCCTTCTGATAATACACCTTCGCTTTGTATTGGCTTCATAAATGCACCTTGTGTTGATGGATTACTTACAAAATCCCAACAAATTAGTTCAAAATCATCTTCTACTGCTACAGTTCCTTCATCTAACTCTTTTACTGAACCTAATCCTCTAGAACTAATACCTAATAATATGCCTGCTTTTAATAATTCTTTTAATATGTTACCAGATGGAGTTCCTAAGATCTCTACCTTACCAATTACATCATTACCCTTCCACCAACAATCTAAAACGTTATGAGATACATTATTTAGATTAACAACAGAAGATTCTGGATGGTCTAATTCACCTAAGGCTCTTTTTTCTGCTATCTGTGTCTTCTTATAGTTAGCTACTTCACGTGCTAAAACCTCTTTTGGATAAATTCTACCATTTTGATTTTTAGCTCCGGATCTTTGTAGTACACCTTCTACTACTAACCTACCATTATTATTAGCCATTGATTCATTTATCTGTTGTGGTGTTACCTGAAATGGTATATAATCTACTAATACTTGTCTTGCCATTATGATCCCAATCTTCTTATTGCGTGACCTATTCTTGCCATTCGTTCACTAATTTTTCCAAATTTAGCTCGCGTTGACTTCCAATAATTTTCACTTGTTACACCCATCTCAGTTTTTAATTTATTATTTTGATGGATTATTCTTTCTATTTCAAAAAGCTTTCGGTTAACCTCTTTTATCGAGTTATTAACCTTTTGCTTTGCATTCATCGATTCATCTTTCTTATAATCACGGTAATTTAACTCATTCATTACCTTTTTATAAGTAGATTGTGGGACTGATTTTGAACCCATATCTGCTTTGAAATACTTTTTAGGAGCATCTTCATCCACTATAGTATATCCAGTACTGCTCGTTGATACATCTTTAGTTTTCTTTTTATCTTTTTCTCTTCCTGCTCCAAATGCAAAAGGTGTTGAGGGAGGTCCTTCACCTCCATCTATATTACCAGTTACATTCATCTCATCTAATTCTTCTTGAGATTTTTCTAACTCATTCAATATTCTTTTGATGTATGATTCCATCTAAGATCCCTACTTAATATTTTTAAGTTCTTTGATTAACTCATAGAATCGCATTAAAGATAATACTTCTTGATCTTTAATAACATTTCTTCTACCTAATCTATTAGCTTGCTTTACAACCTCTTTAAGCTTAATTCGCATTACTGGATCTTTAATAGATTTCATTTTTCTTTGAAGTGTACGTTTAATATGTGGTACTTCAGTTGATATAAGCTCTTTAAGATTATTTGTATTAGATACGTTGTTGATATATTCGCGTAAAACCTTCTTTTGTTTTGGTGTTAAATCACCATATTTTTCATTAAATTTATCAACGAGTATTTGATATGATAGTAATTGCAAATCTTTATCTTGTTGTTGGTACTCTGATACAATTTGTTTTTTAACTGCTTTATGCGTTTTCTTATTTGTTACTGCTTCTATCAGATTATATCTAAGCCTTACGCTGTCGGCTGGACGTAGTGACGTATTTTCAAAAATATTATAAGTTGAAGCTAATGTTCTATAATTATCGACTCTAGCTTTTGTAAATTTTTGTAAATCGTAATGTTCTTTAATTTCTTTGATAAGATTATACTTTTCTCGACGTAATTTACTTTTATTTAACGTTTTTCTAGATGTAATAACTGCATCGATAAATTTATCAGCTTGCCTTTCATTATTAAATTTTTCTTTAATAATAGTTTGATATAATTGTAATTCTTTTCCTAATTGAGTTTTATTAGAAAAGTATTCTTTAATAATTCTGATTGCTTCAGACTTATCTGAAGACAGTGTATCCGATGCTACTTGACGCACAAGTAACTCAAATAGAATACCTGTATTTTTAATCTTAGAATGCTTTTTTGTATTCATAATTATCTTTTACCTTAAAGTATAGTTTCCATCATAAATAAATATGAGGAAATATAAAAAGATTACACTGTCCCGTCAATAATATTGTTTTCGTCTAACAATCCGCCATCATCATTATAGTCAGGTGCTTTTGTGTTTAGCGATTCTTTAAGAACACGCTTACTTTTTATTTTTGATTGAAGTGATTTAATTACACTTTTATATTTTTCTGCTTTTTGCTCTCTTGCTAACGGGCTATTACCTCTAAAGTTATGTTTTAATGGCTTAACATCTTTTTCGTATGTCTTACCTAAATCTTTATCTCCAATAGGATCTTGGCCTCCTGGATGTTCTGTTGACTTATATTTTAACCCGATATCTGGTCTACCTACTTGATTTTCTCCTTCATCACCTTCTGGAGCTCCATCTACTGCCTGCTGACCTAAAGATGCAAGATCATGTGGTGTTCCAAATGAACGCAATGTTTTAGCAGGATCGTTTCCTTCACCTTCAATTTGTGCTTGACGGAATTTAAGCTTTAAGTCTGCAATAACACTTTCACGTTCTTGTTGCCAAGCTGCATCGCCAAGGTTAAATATGTTTTCATAAATCCACTCATCAGATAATAATTTTGATGATTGTATATCAGTAGCTAATCTTATCTTTTCTTGCCAGATAGCAATTTTTTCTTGTTCATATACCGTTGATGGTGTTGTTAGTGATAATTCAAAGTCAACTAAATCTTCATCTTTGAATCCTTGAGTGTATAAATGCACAATAGCTATTTTTGTTAATTCTGATATTGCAATTCTTTGAATTCGTTCAATCGTTCTTGCAAATCTAATATCTTCTGCTGCTAATGTTGCTTTTCCTTCTACTTGTTCATCGTACCCTAGAAATGCTTTTGGAACTCTTAATGCAGACATCATTTTATTTTTTAGATATTCAATATCATCAATTGCATTAAACTCTAATCCTTGAACTGATTCTATACCTGTTCCAGATTCACCTCCCCTCGTTGGTAGGTAAAAATCTTCCATCATATTTTGCATATTAAATTTAAGATTATACTCACCAGTTGTTGAATCTACATATGGTACCTTTTTCATTTTATCAATAATTGAACCCATATATGCATCAACTTCATTAGGTGGAATATTTCCAACATCTATCTTAAAAATTCTTTTTTCAGGTGCTCGCATAATTCTATGAATCATCATTGCATCTTCCATCATTGTTAATTGCTTCCAAGTTTTTCTTGCTGGCTCGACCATTGATTTACCGTATGGTAAGAAATTTGCATCTGATAATAATCTAAAATGAGCTATTTCAAAATTTTGATATTCTAACTGAGCCATTCCTCCATCCTGCTTAAATGTTACTCTATATGGATCTTTTTCATCTTCACCTTCTTCTCGAGTCATTTCGTACGATGATAATGGCACTACGTTAACAACACCATACCCTTCAGCTATATCTAATTTTAAGAATGAATCACCATATTTACACATGTTTCTAATCCAAGGCCATAAGTTAAACTCAATATTACAAACATCATAAAATAAATTGTGTAGTATTTTTTGAACATTTTCATTTTGACATTGTATAGTTAATACTTCGTCAAATTCATTTTTCATTGTTGATTCATCTGCGTATATATCTAATGCAGAAGATATAATTGCATCTGTATCCATTGTCTCATAATCTGTATATAATTCGTTTTTTTGATATGAGAAGTTTTGTTGCGATGGAGTTCCATATCCAAAATTAATATTTGTTTTTCTTAACTTAGAAAATCTATCAACTCCCATAGTAACTGAGTTACCTACTGATTGAAGTCTAGATGTATCACGAACTTTTAACTTACGCCCACCAACATTTCTTACAACAACGTTGCTAGAAAATAATTTTCTTAGTCTTGAAAATATTGATTTATCTGCCATAATTATTCCTCTTTATATAACCTTTATTAAATTAGCCATGTAAGATCTTCATCCCCTTTTGGCCCTTTTTGTATCCAAGGATTGTTATCTGGTGCGTTGCTTGTATATACACCAGGCCCTCGATTTACTGTTATGCTGTTTAATGCACTTTTTGTTAAATCCATTCCTTTCTGTCTTAACATTAGTGCTGTATCTCTTACCCACATTCCTATACTATACGCCATTACTAAGTCATCGTTATACCCGACTTGCGCTTGAGCTTTACTTCCTTTCCAAACAAAAACAAATAATTCATCGATCAATCTCTTTGACCGAACAATACATGCCTTCTCCCGAAAATAGGTATCTAGCTTTGATATAATTAGTGGTCTCGTCTTCGAAGTAGTCGTAAATCCCGGGACCATCTTATCTTTTGTTTTTAGATCATAACCTTTTTTAAGTTGAATTCCCGTATCAACTGCTGTCAAGTCTGCTGAAGAATAGAATAGATTTGGATACTCTCTATCAATTGCTGGTTGTATTGCTGCCCAGCCAACATTTGCATTTTCTATTACTAATAATGCATTATTCCACTCTGTTGCAGCATTTACTACCATATTACCAAAATCTTTAGTTGGTAATTGACCTTTATATTCAGCTACTTGAGTTAATGTTTCAACATCTATTACGTGAAATGTAGAATAGTCAGTAGAATCTCCACGAGCTACATCAGCTGCTATCATATAATCTTTAGAATAGTCTGGGTATTCCCAGATCCAATAATTTCCATCGAATCCTCTTTTCTCTATAGGATCTTTAACTTGATTTTCTAAATACCATTGAAGTGTTGTACCTTCTACCACAGTATAACCAGATGTAATAAAATCACAGTCACATTCTTGTGCTGCCATCTTTTCACCTAAAAGCTGATCTTGTTTGTCTCGCCAATCTTGTTCACGATCTGGATGTAATGTCCAATGTAATTTTATTGGATTAAATCCATTTGTACCTGCTTCTGCTCCTACCCAAGTTTTATGAAAAAAGTTTCCTGTTCCATTAGGTGTAGAGAGAACTATTGCTCCTCCCCCGGTTGCTAAAGTTTGTTGAGCTGATGCCCATATCTCATCAATTTGATCTA